GATTCAGATCTCCTAAAATAAATTGATTGTGATAGTGACTTGCCAGTCTTACCAGGCCTGGCCACCCATGACGACTTTGGCCTCTTTGGGCTGGCCACCGCCGTTGTTCTCGGGAAGCTCCCCGGATTGCGGATGCTTTTCCTTGAAAATCTTCTGGTACTCGGCAAGACGTTCCTTGATCTGGGGGACGGTCAGGGTCTTCAGCGCAGCGCGCCGTTCCTCGACCTTGTCCTGCTCAATCAGGCCTGCCAGGCCGCCCATCTTCAGGGTTTCTTCGACCAGGGAATCGACATACTCGCCGGCCAGCTGGGCGGATGCTTTCGCCTTGTCAACATCGCCGACGGCGGTCTTGATGGCGGTAAGCTCGTCGTTCGCGGCTTTGAGGTTTCTCTCGCTCTCAGTGAGTTTTCCTTCAGCCTCGGTGACCTTGGTCTGCATACTATCTGCAGCGTCGGTCAGAGCCTTCAGGCTTTCCGGCTTTTCGCTGTCGAGTTCGAATTCTTTGCCAAACACTTTGACTTTGATCATTTCCGAATCTCCTTCATCGGGTTGTTTTTTAGAGCCCGCGCCGTACTGACTGCCAAGGAATACCAGCGATCCTTCCAGGGCTTCAGTGCGCTTGCTCCCTCCTTGATACTTATATTCCCGCCAGAGCAGCACGCTGTTTTCGTCCAGCACTTCAGCCGGCCGGCCCGCGGAGAATCCGATTGAGACATGGGTATTGATGCCGGCGTCGATTTTCCGCGCCCAAGGCGAGTCGGAGAGCATGTACATCTTCACATCGAGGAATGCAATCTGCCCGTCGATCCCCTGAATCTTCTCCAGCTGTTTTCGGAGACCTTCAGTATCCGGGTGATCTGAGGCAATTCCCAGCGCCTCATCGATGGAGACCTGCAGTACTTCAGCGCCGTAGAACTTGCCTTCACCCGGGGGGCCCCAACTGTGGGCAATCAAAAACTCCTTGCCCACGATGGTCTTTGCAAACTGCGCCAGGGTTCCGGAGGTGAAGCGTTCGCCGTCACGGTCGACAAAGTTATGGGCCAAATGAAACTTGTAGGTCCGCACATCCTCGGTCTTGAACTCATCCGGGCGGACCATAAAGCTCTTGATCAGCTCCCACTCTTCGTCTGTCGCCGTGACCGCTTTGATCTGCGGCTTTGCGTACTCAATGATCCGCTCTTGTTTGGCCATGTCTCTTCTTTCCTGCAAAATAAAAAAGGCCGCCACAACCGAGGGAAGGCAGGAGAGTGCCTCTCTGGTTGCAGCGGCCCGTTTGTTTGGTTACCGCTAAAAAATATTATTTAAGCGCTACATTCGCAGCGGGGATCTTGGTAAAGTAAAAAGTGAAAAGGTCTTTGCCGCTGCCGTCGTGCCTGAGCTCAATCGTCGCCTTGATCCGCTTCAGCCTGAGCTGGTTCAGGATCGCGCCGATTTCGTCTCCGCTGTACGCCTGCTCCCTCTTCGGGTTCTCCGGCATCCTTTTTCACCTCCACCGAATTATCCTGAAAATATTTTGACTCCGGCATCCTGATCTCGGAAAAAGTAGGCGCAGAGCCAGTTCTGACGCAATGATGCACGGATACGTCGTTAGCCGGATAACAAAAACGTAGCCCACATTTTTCACACACCGCAAATGGCATGAGACAGCCCTCTTTTTACACATTACACCACTTTGGTAGCCGTTTAGGCAAATACTGTGCCGCGCAAATATTGCGACGGTTGGCGGTTATATGGATTGCCTCGTAGATTTTGTACTTGCTCTCGGCGTGGTCCATGATCGATATTACCCGCCCTCCCGGGGCTATTGGCCGCCATTGCGAAACGCGGTATCCCCAGCCGATGACATAGCCGCCGGCAGCTGCAGCGATATGCAGGATCCCGGAGTCCTTGCCGATGGTAAACATGGCGCCCCGGCAAAGCCAGGCAATTTCTGGCAGGGACAGCTTCCCGCGGAGGTCGATGGCAAACTCAGGAAGCCAGGACATGGCAAGGGGCTCGTCGTTGCCGACCAGGATGATCCGGTCGATCTCCCTGCGTGATTTCAAGAGTGTGCAAATACTGTACAGATCATCGGCCTCCTGATCGGTAACATTTTTCGGGCTGCAGCGCTCGATATTGCGAAGGTTTACCACGATGGAGTTGCGCAAGTTTACCTTGCGCTTGAAGTGGTATTCCTCTGGCTCAAACCACGGGCGAGGATAGTAACCATCGCCAACAAAGCCTCGCACCTCGTTGGTCAGGATGTAGTTGATCGCTCCAGGCGGAGGCGGGTTTTTAATCCCCGCGTTGTCAGCCCAGAATATAAGGTCAGCGCAGATCCTGGAAGCGACCCCTGCGGTCCCGGTGACATTGATGATATCCGTGTCGGGATTGGCGCGGAGGAATTGCTCCATCACGAAGTTCTTGAAAAGATAGTCCCCGATCCCAGGGCCTGCCGGGCCAAACATGACCGTTGCTCCAGGCCCTGGACTGGGAAACCGCCGGGAATGGATCACTGTATAGCAGTTGGCGCACTCGAACCGCCTGAGCTTGTGCAGTGGCTCGTCTCCTGCCGGGTAAGTGACCCTGTTTCCACAGATTGTGCAGATGTATGACGGCATCAGGGCTCCACCTCCAGCGGAAAAGTCCCCCCTCTTACCGGCTGCAGCTCCTCACGGATTTTCTGCAGCTCCTCTTTGCTCCATGGCTTTTCGTAGGGCGACGGTCTGCTGTAGCGCTGCTGTACATTGCTCGACCCTTTATAGAGTGCAATGCGGGCGCACATGCAGTGAGGGTGGGTATCGCCGACCGGATGCGGCCCTTCGCCGATCCGCCATGTCTTGCCATCGAACCATGCACAGACCATGCAGCAGCCAGGACCGGCATCCCACTCCTCGTAGTTGCATCCGTTCTCCTGCGCCATCTTGTCGAACGCAAGCCCAGCGGCCAGCGTCGCCTCTGAGCGGGCAATCCGCTGCCAGTACCAGGCCGCCCCCTCACCGATGATGTCGTGGAGCTTTCGGCCAACCTCGATCGGCCACCTCCCCTTAAAGCTCATATCGATGAGCATATCCCGGACTTTATCCAGCCGGCTGACTGCAAGCTCGGTTGTGATCCTGGTGCCGGCAGAGCGGATCATTGACCGGAAATAATCCTTGTTGGGGTCCGGCATGATCATGGTCAGGATTGCGTTTTCTTCGGCAATCTCCGATATCTGCTCGTACTGGTCGCGGGCCTCCACGTCGAAAGCCATGGCCAGGAAACGGATCACGATCCACTTGATCGTGGTCCAGTCCATGCCATCGGTCAACCCCTTGGTGGTCAGGGCATAGTCAGGTGAAAGGATGTCCTCCATCCAATCCTTGACGATCGCTTTCAGGCGCAGGTGCATCGTGTCCTGATACCGGAATTGCTCGCCCTGTTCAGGCGCCGCTCCGGTTACGATAGCCCTGCGGACCTGCTCGATGGGCGGCAGGCCGAGGACCTCGAGCATCTGGCTCTCGGCTCTGGTTGCACGGTCCACCAGGGCTTTGAAAAACTCCCTGTGGACCTTGGCCATCTCCGGATCGCGGTGCTTGCGCAAGGCAAACAGGAGTTCATTGACTGCCGGCCCTTTGGCGCCATAAACATGAACGGATTTTCCGCAACCACACATATCATCCTGTGGCGCCTGGAGGCCCATGGCTATGCACGAGTTCCGGATTGCCTCCTCAACAGTTATCATTCGGCCCTCGAGAGCATGACCGCTAATCTGGCGCCCTTGGCCTCCATGTAGCTCTTTGCGATCGCATCGGTCCCGCCGGCTGCCTTGACCGATTCTTCTGATTCAAGGCCATTGACCACCAGGTATTCCACAAAGGATTCCGGGGTGATGAGCGCTGCATCCAGGAGAGACAGCCGCGAATCGATCTCCTTCTGTTGCGCTGTAGCGTTTTGCAGTCTGGCCCTGGCGGTCTTTTCGTCATCCTGCAGGTTGACCGGATACCACTCATGAGACCACGAAACCCCGTTCAGTCCGTTGAGCAGTAGAGCGGTCGTGAAAATCTGCTCGATGATGGGATCCAGCCGGCTGCGTCTCGCCCAGACCTCAGAGGTGAGCATGTCCGACTGCTCTTTGGCCATGCGCTCAGTAGTCGACCAGGACAGGCCAAACATGAAGGGCGGCAATCCGGTGCGGGCGACGATCTGCTCCATGGTGATCTTGGTCGGCACAGTCAGGTCAGGTAGCTCAGCGTCCCCGCCAAGGACCTTGACTTCCAGCTTGCCCCCGGGGGCATAACCGAATCCCAGGTCCATGAGCCCACCAGCTTTCCTGGTTAGCATGGCCTCCTGGAGATCGGCAGCCTTGGCGCCAAGATCGGTTTTCAAGTCATCTCCGGACTGGTCATCGCCGGCCATCTGCAGGATCAGGAAAGTGGGATCTCCGACACGCCATGCGGTTGAATCGATCGCATGCTGGATCCGCATGATGGTCTTTACCACTGCCGGCAGACTATTGAGCAGGGAGACTCCCTGGGGGTGGCCGTCGCGCAGATCGAAGGCGAGGTAATAGATCAGAGATTGATCGGCCAGCTCTACAGGACGGAAGCCATAACGGTCCATCTGGCCGAGAGCGAGTCTGCCATCGCTGTCGACCATGAACCGGAATTCATTGGCCCGGGCAACCTTCAGCCGGTCAACCCCTTTCAGAAGAGCATCTGGCACCAACTCGCCAATGCCAAACCCTTTCGAGATGGCCGAGTCCGATAACTGTGTGATGAAAGAATTGAATCCGCTATCAATCCAGCCGACCCGCACCTGCTTCTTTGTCGCGTCCAGGACCTCCTGGGCCCGGGTGTTGCCCATGGCGTCAAGCCGGAAATCGCCTATGAGTTGGGTTAATTTCAGGATCGCCACATCCAGCACCGGCGAGACCTCCCGTATCAGGTCATAGAGGTCCAGGCTGCCGCGCACCTCGATGGCGCCTGAAAGCCGGCTGATAACATCACGCTGCCATGGATCGATCGTTTGCGCCCGACGGATAGTCCTGCTTTGCACAGGATTTGCGGCCTTTCCACGCTTAAAAAAGTTCATTTTTGGTTACCTCTTGCTTTTGATTGAGATTGCGCCCCATCCGCCAATCCTGTGCGGCCAGTAGGTCAGTGCCAAAGCATCGGCCTTGTCCGGGCTCCTGCCTATTCGCTTTTTGATGTCATCTTTCGGCTCGAGCTTGATCTTGCCGTTTGACTGTTCTTCCCAGTGAATTTCAGTCAACTCCTGGGTAAGCTCATCATCCGGCGGCAGGGCTAATTTCCCGCCAAGCCGCGGGTCAAGGGCGTCACGCAGGAGCCAGTAACAGGCCGCGCGCATGTTTAGAAACTCGCGTTCCCTGGTTGCGTCCTTAACCCC